ACAAAGCGTGGCGGGATCAAAAAGCTGACCATGTTATTATTTGTTTAGAAGGGCGTAGCTGGCGTAAAACTTTCTACACTCCTTACAAAGCGAATCGTGCTGTTGCCCGTGCCGCTAAGACAGAAGCAGAGCAAGAAGAAGAACAAATGTTTTGGGACGCTTTTGACGCTATGAAAACATTCCTAAGCGAAAAGACTAACTGCACAGTATTACAACATGGCGAGTTAGAAGCAGATGACTTAGTTGCTGGCTGGATACAAACACACCCAAATGACCATCACACTATTGTTTCTAGTGACACAGACTTCTATCAGTTACTAAGTGAAAATGTTAATCAGTATAATGGTATTAGTGATGAATTACATACTCTTACTGGTATTTTAGATAAACGTGGTAAACTTGTTATAGATAAGAAAACTAAATTACCTAAAGTTATTCCAGATCCTAAGTATATTCTATTTGAAAAATGTGTACGCGGTGATCCAACTGACAACATCTTTAGTGCATATCCTGGTGTGCGGTCTAAGGGTACTAAGAACAAAGTTGGGTTAGAAGAAGCATATGGAGATAAAGATAAACAAGGATATGCGTGGAATAACTTAATGCTACAACGCTGGACTGATCATAACGGTGTAGAACATAGAGTATTAGATGATTATAATCGCAATGTTACCCTAGTTGATTTAAATGCACAGCCTGCACAGTACAGAGTATTCATAGAAGAAACTATTAAGTCCAATGCAGTTGCATTAAATCGTCCAATGATTGGTGCACAGTTTCTTAAGTTCTGTGGCAAATATGATCTTGTTAAACTTAGCGATAATGCAAGTGCAATGGCGCAATGGATGGGCGCAGGTTATCCACCAGAAGCAGTTACAATGTATCACTTAATTAATACGTAGAATGAGCCAAGATACAGATTTTTCAGGATTCGGTGGATGGACGTGGATAGCATTAGCGGCACTCGATGGGTATTTTTTTCATTTTACGTATACTATAATGATAGTAAAGTTAGCATGGGCACTTCTGTCTATAGGGTGGATGTTTTTTAGTTGGTTTTGGTTTTAATGAAAGAAAATAAATGATAGAAAAGTCACAAAAGTTTTTAGCGTTAGACTTAGAATTAAACCAACCGAGTGGTAAGATCATTCAGGTTGGTATTGCCATTGGCAGTGCAAATGATAAGTTTGAAAATTACATTGTTAAGAAGTGGTATATCGATCCAAAAGAACCAATTAGTGACTTTATTATTGGCTTAACTGGCATTACCGACCACGATATTAGATTAAATTGCGTAAGTCACGAAACAGTTGCACGTGAGCTTAGTGAGCTAATTAAACAACATAACACTTGGATTAACCCAATTACTTGGGGTGGTGGAGATAGTAGAGAACTATTAGATGAGTTCTGCAAAAACTATGCCGACTTCCCACACTTTGGCCGTCGTTGGATCGATACAAAGACTTGGTATACGTTTATGATGTTTGCACGTGGCAAGAATCCAAGCGGTGGACTTGCAAGTGCTATGGGTGCGTTTAAAATGCATTTTAAGGGCACTGCACACAGAGCAGATATCGACGCAGTTAATACACTTGCATTATTCTTCAAGCTAATTGATCGTCAACGCAAGATGGAATATCTACTATCTGCCGCACATGATATTAAATCTTAGTGCGGCCCAATACAAAACCGTCAGCGGGACATTCTTTAGAAAATTTTTGAATGTCCCCATTAGTCCACCATCGCTTTTCTTTGTTTACGGCAGCACCTAATGCGGCACCCACATTGTTGAATTTTAATCTACCTCGTATATACGAACTATCTGGAGCAGTCGGAGTAAAACATTGTTCCACGCCGTTGTTCCACCATTTATTATTCTTACGCTGTATACCCATTTCTATTTTTTGTTCTTCTGTGAACTTTTGTAAACCTTTATGTGCTCGTCCTATTTTTAATTTAGTAGCATCTGTCATCGGTAGACGCTGTAGATGTGCTGCCACTAACTTTGCTCGCTTACTGTCGGTGATTTTAACATTCGGTGCTCCGTCACCTCCATCTGTTAAATTAAGCAATATACCAGTGCCCAAATCCTTACGTCCATACCACGCAATTATTCTACGCTCAATAGCAAACGCACCGATTTCAGTTAAATTAGTTTCAAGTATTGTGATATTCGATTTATCAGCAGGCACAGCAACACCTCGGGGGCCGTTACGATGCTGTTGATATGCTCTATTGTTCTTACCTTTGCCTATATAGTAAGGAGTGCCTGCTTTGGCTGTAGTGGAATCTTTATCTCGCAGGTATGCGTAGACGTAATAAATAGTATTGCTGAACATATAACCCTCCCAGGTTGTTTAGAGTAGTTGGATATTTCCGTATCGCGAACTACACTATTATTTATCAAAAATACTTGCTCTTCTTCTTTTTTTCGTATATACTAACAGTTAAATCAACTAATAAAGGACATCAAATATGTTATGGACAATAGACAAAGAATTTCACTTCGAAATGGGGCATCGGGTATGGGCACAGAAATTAGATCGCCCAGATTTAAGTATTGAAACAGACTGCCAGTGCCGCCACCTCCACGGTCATTCCTATTCTATTAAGGTATTCCTAGGAGCAGATACCTTAGACCAAAGTGCTATGGTTACAGACTTTAAGAACTTAAACTTTATGAAAGAGTTTGTGGATAATGTATTAGATCATAAGTTTATGATTGATATTAATGATCCAAACTTTGAAATTATTACAAGTGTTAGCCCAAAGTTTACTGATAATATTGGAGAGTTTAAGAACTTTATAAACTTAGGTGAAGTATTTGGCGTAGGTATTCCTGGTTTAGTAGACGCAGATAGACAATTACATATGAACAGCTTCGTATTAGTAGACTTTGTTCCTACAAGCGAAAACATCTGTAAGTATTTGAAACTGTATGCTCAAGAGCGTATTGGCGATTTTGCCACAGTAACAGCCGTTGAACTTTGGGAAACTAAAAAATCACATTGTAGATACGAGGATTAAAATGTCAGCATTAAATGTTAGAGTAGATCGTATTGACTGGTGGGAAACTCCCAAGTCACGTAGTACTTTTATTAGGGGTTAATATGAACACAACTGCCTTTATCTTACTAGCATTATTTGGCGTTAAGCACTTTATTGCCGACTTCTTAATGCAATCTGAATACATGCTACGTGAGAAGGGTACATATGGTGCTGATGGTGGTATTCATCATGCAGCGGTACATGCGGCATTTACTTTCTTAATTCTTGTGTTCTTTGCGCATAGTGCTAACGATATTATTATGCTTGCACTAGCAGATGGTGTTATACATTATCACATCGACTGGGTTAAGCAAAAACTAAATAAAGGCCTCAGCCCTGCTGATCGCATGTTTTGGGTATGGATGGGCGCAGATCAAGGGTTACATTACTTAACATATATTGGAATTATCTATGCAGTTGCTTAAACAAAAAACAAAAGAATGCCCACTTACAGCTACTTGCCCTGAAGTGGCTACTTGCGGAGGACCAGTTATGACATTACTAGCAAGATCAGTGGTTAAGAATAAGTGCTGGATTGTTGAACAAGATGGTACTAAGATTGCAACTATTCATGCAAACGAACAAGGTGTAACTTTAGTACAGAATACTACCCGTGAACAGTTTCCTAATCTTAAAACACTTAGTGATAGATATAATATCATTATTGACAAATCCAAGCCAGCTAAAGTAGCAAAAGAAACGCATAACGTTCATGGATATCCTTGCGATAATAAACCACAGAATGAACTATGGGATTTGCATCATAAACTACCAGTGTTTACCAAAGGTAGTAAAAGCAAAAGTTTCTTCTGTGCTGGATATTATATTGTACAGTTTAACAACGGATGGGTTAAAAGTTATTGTCCTAAGTTTATTACACTTAATAGATATCCGTATCAAGGACCATTTAAAACAGTCGAAGAACGAAATGCACAGTTAAAAATAGCAAACGGAGGTTACGATGGAGAATCAACTAAGTCTACACTTAAAGGCATTTAACAATCGGGTTAAAGTAATGAATCAAACTAACAGCAAGGACTTAACATTATCTGCGCTGGATGCACGTAATCTACATAATGATTTGTTTGAATTGCTTACACAGATTGCGGCGCTGACTGCAATTAAAGAAGCAGAAGAAAGTACAGTAGTAAACGTAGAGATGGATGGTGGTGGATTTTAGTATAAAGTATGTAGTTAATTGGCATAAATAACTGTAAGTAGGAATTATTAATGTCACGCCCAAAACCAACAGTTCTATTAGAGCATGTAAACAAAACAAACTATAAAAGCGACCAGATACTAGATTCAGAAGGTATCTGGGCTGTATTCTTTGATGCACAACCAATCAATCTAAAAACACAAAACATACTTGTGGCATATCCTGGACCAAAGTATAAGAAAGTTTCATTTAGTAACAAAGGACATGCAATCAACCTTGCTAAGAAACTCAATGCACTGTTTAAGTCAGATAAGTTTTCAGTTGTGCTATTAACCGGTGGAACCCAAATCTACCCGTAATTTACAATTGTTACCATGCCATCTAGTATACATAGCAATAGCACAATCTCTCCCACAATACTCGCATATCTTCCTAGGATGTACTATTCCTAATTTTGCTCGACGCATCTTTTCTTTAGTGTCAGTCGATCGCTGTATATTAGCAGATAGCATAGTTTCAGAAGTTTTCTTTTTTGTAGACATCGACGGGGTTCTAGTTTTGCCAAACTCTGATAATCTTTTTCTAGTTTCTAGCGAATGAGTTTTGCCAAGCATAGGGCCTATTCTTCCTTTAAGTTTTTGTTTTTGCTCATCGGTTAATTTTGTTCCTTTTTTCTGTAAAGACATTTTGGCCCGAGTCTCGTCGGAATGTTTCTTACCATAAAAGTGATTTCCGTGTCCGATCATTTTATTTTTCAGATACTTACTACGTTCTTGTTTTATAATCGTATAAATTCTAGAATTTATACATCTACCATTATGATCATTTGCTAATCTTAAGGCAGCATTTACCATTTTTGCTTTATTTTCGCCTGTTAACATTTTAGTTAGTAATAAGTGACATACAAAATGTTCGCGTGGCATTAGTTTAACAATATTATCTTTCTTATTTGTGCCGCCTAAACTTTTAGGAAGAATATGATGTTTTTCTATATAAATCGATGATTCGAGTTCTCTTATTTGTGCCGCTTCTATAATATTAAAATAATATCGAGTATATTTATTGTGTAAATACATTATGTTTAATCAACCTTTAATTAGTAATACATACTTATTTATACAAAATAATCATGGCACTCATTAAGTCACGTGCCGAATCTCCGCAGTCAATTTGGCAAGATAAGTTTTATCAAATAATCCCATACGCAGTAAATCCAAGTATGTGGTGGTATAATCCAACTAATCACAATAGTCTACGTCTTACGCAAAATGCGTATCTCACAATGCGTAAGCACATTAGATTTTATAAATTCAAATTATTACACGAAATACGACCCAAGACCTTTGTACAGTTAGAACGCTACTTTGCAGAGCCTTACTATGTACAAAATCGTTCCACTATCCATATTGTCAGTGACCGTGATGCTATGATGTTAGGGTTACATGCCAACGATTTACAACAATATTTAGATAACCAAAGTCTGTAAAGTTTTGTAGGAATTTGTAACAAGCATTGACTTTTTGGTATATTTCATGTATAGTTACTATAAATACTGCTTTATACAGTATACAACGGGGTAGGAAATTATGAAGAATATTTTATTAGTAGCATTGATTGCAAGTATCGGTATTTCATCTTTTGCTAATGCTGAAGGACGTGAAGGTGGACGAGGCGGTTATTATCGCGGTGGTTATTATCGCGGGGGCAGTGGTATGGAATGGATCGCTCCATTGGCAATTGGTGGATTGATTGGTTATGAACTTAATCGTCAACCAACTGTAACTGCACAGCGACCACCTATAATTTATCAACAAGCACCAGCAATAGTGAATGTTCAACCTAACCAACCAATCTATCAATACCAGAACATTTATGACACGAATTGTGCTTGTTATCATCAAGTTTTAGTTCAAATCAATTAATAAAATGATTGGTTGACTTTTCCTTGTTTTGACTGTATAATGTTACACATACACTAACAACAAGGAAGAAATAAATGGCTTATATTAGCGCACAAGATGTAAAAGCAATACGCGACGAACTTAAAGTAACTTTTCCTAACTTCAAGTTTGGTGTACGTAAAGGTTATAGTGGCAGTTCAGTTGATGTTACTATTAAGCAGGGTCCAGTTGACTTTGCTGAAGTATTTAAAGGTGAACGTAATGCTTATGCACAAATTAATGAATTTCATTTGTACTTTTACGGTAAGCACGAAGCGTTCTTTGAACAAGTATTAAACATTATCAAGACTGCTCCAGCTAATGCAGGTGGACGTGCTTGGTTTGATAAAAGCGATGCGCAAACAGATTATTTCTCAATTGCGTATTACATTCATTTAAACGTGGGCGAATGGAATGCTCCATACGCTTGCACCAAGGAGTTTGCATAATGTCATCAGCTTATTTCGTAAATTATCACAAGAGTCGTATTTCTATTTTGTCAGATGACGATTTAGAAGTTGCATTTGAAACATATAAAACATTACAGGCACGTTCAGTTAACGATGAGATTGTTACTGAATTGCTTGCCCAAGAATTAGACAACAGAGAAAAGGAATTAGTATAATGAATACAAGAATACAACGGTTGGTACTTGCAGTCTTATTAATCATCGGTTACGTAGCAATTGGTTACTGTGGTGAGGTTGGTAAGGTGATTAATGGTCTACTTGGTAACTTTGCAGTAGGTTGGTTGGTTATGGACATTGCAAAAGCAATCATTAAAGATTAAACAGTACTTGACAAGAACATAGTTTGGTAGTATAATATGTTTTGTTACGTTAAGTTAATAATTAATTAGGAGTTACAAATGGCAACAATTACTGAAAATAGAACTGTTACTGCAACAGAAGCAAAGGCGGCAATTTTACGTTGCTTTACAAAACAACGCCCACTATTTTTATGGGGTCCCCCAGGCATTGGTAAGAGTGAATTAGTAGAAGGCATTACTAAAGATATGGGCGGGTTGATGATTGACTTGCGCTTGGCGCAGATGGACCCGACGGATATACGTGGTATTCCTTACTTTAATAAAGACTTGGGTGTGATGGATTGGGCTCCCCCAATTGACTTGCCCGATGAAGCAACAGCGGCGCAATATCCGATTGTTGTATTGTTTTTAGATGAGATGAACAGTGCGGCGCCAAGTGTGCAAGCAGTTGCGTATCAACTTATTTTAAACAGACGTGTTGGTAAGTATAAACTTCCCGACAACGTTGTAATGGTTGCGGCAGGTAACAGAGAAGGTGACAAGGGTGTTAGCTACAGAATGCCTGCTCCTTTAGCAAACAGATTTGTGCATTTGGAAATGCGTGTTGACTTTCAAAGCTGGTTACAATGGGCTACTGAAAATCGCATTCACAAAGATGTGATTGGTTACTGTTCTTTTGCTAAACAAGATTTGTACGACTTTGATCCGAAAAGTTCAAGTCGTAGTTTTGCAACACCTCGTAGCTGGACTTTTGTTAGCGAGTTGTTAGACGATGGCATTGCTGATAGTACAACTACTGATATGGTAGCTGGTACAATTGGTGAAGGTACTGCTGTTAAGTTTATGGCGCATAGAAAGATTGCAGGACAAATGCCGTTGCCAGAAGACATTTTAAGCGGTAAGATTACAGAGCTTAAGATTAAAGAAATTAGTGCAATGTATTCTTTAACTATTAGTATGTGTTACGAGTTGAAAGATGCGTATGCTAAGTTTGGCAAAGAAGATAATGCTAAATGGCACACTATGGCAGATTACTTCTTTAAGTTTATGATGGAGAACTTTACTACTGAAGTAACGGTAATGGGGGCCAGGGTCGCACTTACGACATACAACCTTCCGTTTATTCCTAACAAGTTGAAAAACTTTGATGAGTTTCACAAAAAGTTTGGTCGTTACGTGGTTGCAGCTGTAGCATAGTAGCATAAAGATAATAGGGGCTTAGGTCCCTATTATTTTGGCTCACGTTTCTTATATGGTCCAACAATTTTACCCTTACGATGCGACACACGACCTTTTAATGTAGCGGAACGTTTAGCATTAGATTCAGCTGTTTGTGCTTTACCAGTAAGTGCGTCACTAATCTTTTTACATGTTTCATCGGAACGATTATTGTGTATTGCCACCATCTTTAACTTCTGTTCATCCGACATTGGCTTGCCTTTATTGTGTGCTTCTCTCCCAACTAATTTAGCCGAGGCCGTTGCCATACTTGCATTAGTATCTTTAGTTAATCCTTTATTCCAAGATGGATAATTGCGAGGTTGGTTTAATCCTTTATTCCACGGAGCAACACCGGCGGTGCTAAACTTACCATCACCATTGTGTTGATTGTAGCTTAAAGGGTCGTTTTTAGCGTCTACAAGCGTTAGTAATGCGGTCTCTAATGCTAACATATCAACAGCGTGGCCAATGCACAGCACAGTTCGAATCCAGTTGGTTTGGTTGGATTCAACCAACGGTTTGACTATACGACTACTACAAATATAACCATCTGCGGGGTTACATCCGTGCTTAGTGCGAGATCCGATATACCAACGTCCGGTCGATAATTCTGTCCACTTATAAACATAAGCATAGGTAGGTGAGGTTAAATACATTGCTGACATAGTCCTTTATGTTAGAGTAGTCGGATAGTGAGATATCGTGGACTACACTTCTATTTATCATTTCTCCAATTGACTTCCCCAAACTTCTATGTTATAATATGCTTTACAATAATACGGTAACGATATGGCAGAATTTAAAATTAAGAAGACGGATAGTCGATACAATGGACATAGACACTTTAAGTACATTATTGATTATGGCGGCAAGTATGGTGATAGCCTAACCTTCCAACTACATCGAAATTGGTGGTGGGAAGGGTTTGGTTCAAGTTGTGAGATTGAGGCTTGGAAACGATTATATGAACGTAACGCTGTTGCACTTGCACTCGATGATACTATTATTGCTAAGACGTGGGCATGGAACACAGAGTTTGGTAACAGAAAGATTTATGTTAAAGACGACGACACACTTAGTTTCTTTGTACTTAAATTTTCTGCGTAGTAATATAACACGTAAATATTAATTTAGGAACAATATGATATTACTTGTCGGTACTGCTAATGAATATTTAGTTAATATTGCTAAATCATATTCGGCCGATGCAGTATTAATTACCGAGGATAACTGGAACAAGCTGTCGCGTCTACCACTCGTCGGTTACACAGGTATAGAAGAGTTTAATGATAAATTATTATTATTAAATGTATTACTTTCGGCAACTGAGATAATATATTACTCAAATAACACATTAACTAAATTTGATTTAAGTTTCCCTACCGAAAGTTCACGTGGATGGTTAGAAAATATCTTATTAACTGTTAATCAACATATTCCTGTTACTAATTTAAAATCACAATTGTTAGGCACAGAAAAAGTTAAGTCTGATAGTAGAATGTTTTTAGAATTAGCAGATTGTAGACAAACAGAAAAGCCACAATTATGGGGAGTCGGCTGTAGCTTTACATACGGAACAGGAGTAGAATCACACCAACGATATATCAATTTAATCGAATCAGCAATACATAAACCTATAAGTTGCCTTGCGGCACCCGGCGGATCAATTTCGTGGGCTGCAGATCAAATTTTGAGATCCGATATCAGAAAAAATGATATTGTAATATGGGGAGTAACAACTAAAGAAAGATTGACATGGTGTTATCGAGATACTATATATAATATTACAGTAAATGCATACACTAAGTATAAATGGTTAGAAAAACTTGTACCTCAAAAAATAATAGTCAATGAAGAAAATGCATTATATCAATCATTGATACATATACATCAGGTTATAAATTTTTGTGATAAGATTGGTGCAAAATTATTATTAGTTGGATTATTGACTAACTCAACAGACTTGTTATATTTGCATAATCTTCCAAATTTTTATCAATACTACAATAAAAATAGCAATGATTACATCGATCTCGGGCACGATAACGAACACCCAGGATCATTGCAACATCAACTGTATGCAGATGCTATTATCGAACAGTTGCAAAAACGCAACTGGATTTAAATTCTCCGCTTGACAACGACAGAAAATGGTAGTATAATAGTCTTTATAGTAAACGATTAGGAGCAGGCAATGGCAACAGCAACTACAACAGCAGAAAAGAAAAAAACAGTTACAGTAACTGATGCACGTATTGATGGTATAGTACGTGAAAAACTTATTACGGCACGTATTGCGCTGTTACTTAAAGCGCCGTTTTTCGGTAACTTAGCGACACGTTTAAAACTTGTTAATGCTGATGAGTGGCTAGGTACTGCGGCTACAGACGGGCGTAACTTTTATTACAATAGTGAATTTGTAAACAGACTGCCGCAAAAGCAATTGGAGTTTTTGGTTGGGCATGAAGTGTTACACGTAGTTTACGATCACATGGGACGTAGACAAGATAGAGATGGGCAGTTGTATAACATTGCGGCAGATTACTGTGTTAACGCTGACTTAATTGATAGCAAGATTGGTGAGAAAATTACAGTTGTGCCTGTGTTGTATGATAGAAAATATGCGGGTATGAGTAGTGAGCAAGTGTACGATTTGCTGTTTGAAAACGCAGACAAAATTGATATGGCTGAACTAATGAAACAAGTGCTTGATGAGCATTTGGATGAAGATGGTGACGGCGATGATGAAGGTGAGGGCGGCGAAGGAAACAAAGAAGGTAAAGGTGGTAGCGGTCCGGACAAAATGACTAAGGAAGAACGCAAAGCATTGCGTGATGAAGTACGCGAAGCTATTTTAAATGCGGCAGAAGCGGCAGGTGCAGGTGGCGTTCCGGCTGGTGTTAAACGTTTGATTAAAGACTTAACAAACCCACAATTAAACTGGCGTGAGTTGATTAGACAACAAGTGCAAAGTTTAGTTAAAAGTGACTTTACTTGGGCACGTCCAAATCGCAAGGGTCAACACATGGATGCAATTTTGCCGGGCAATAGCTTTGCAGAAACAATTGACGTTAGCGTTAGTATTGATGCGTCGGGTAGTATGAGTAGCGAAATGTTACATGATATCTTAAGTGAAGTTAAAGGTATTATGGAAGCGTTTGATGACTTTAAACTTGATGTATGGACATTTGATACTAAAGTATACGGTTACGAAAAGTACACTCCAGATAACATTGATGATATCGATGATTATGAATTACAAGGTGGTGGCGGTACAGACTTTGAATGTAATTGGGACTTTATGCGTGAAAATGAACTTACGCCAAAATTGTTTATTATGTTTACAGATGGTTACCCGAATGGTGGTTGGGGCGATGCAGACTTTGTAGATACATTGTTTGTTATACATGGCACTACAAGTATCGAAGCTCCGTTCGGAATGACTGCTTATTATGATTTGTCTAAAGGAACTGACTAATGGCAATATACGAAAGTTTTACACAT